TGCAGGGCTTTCCACCCTGCGGCCGGGAAAGTTATCGACCGACGGTTTCGTCGGTGCTGCGGTGCGCTTGGAGTAAAGCTGGCGGAGGTTCTCAAGGAGGGACTGCACCCAAATGACGCGGCAGCTCTCCCACAGCTCCTTGTCAACCTTGCCCATGGAGGCGAGCGTGTTCAGGATGGCCTCCGCCGTTTCGGCTGTAACTCCGGTGACGGCGAGTAGGTACTCCCATCCCATCTTGTCCCAGCAGTCGTAATACTGGCCGTCTGCCGCGCAAAGAAGTTCGAGCAACTTAAACCAAAAGGCATACCCGTCGTTTCCCCAGTTCTTTTCAAGGATGAACTTTGTCCTGCTCTTTTCCCCGACGTAATGGGGGAAGTAGTCGGCGGTCTGCCTGTTGCTTCTTCCCAAGTCTCGCACCTCCTTTCTGCTGGTGATTTCAAGAGTAGATGACCTTGCTGCCCTCCGCCGTCTTTACAACGTCAACGGCCTGCGGGAAGCGGGCTTTCATCTCCGGGTCGTGAGTGATAGCCATAATCTTGAGCGAGGAATACCGTTTCTGGATGGCCTCGAGGGCGTCGCAGTAGGCCTGTACGCCCTTGTCGTCGAGGAACGGCGGTTCGTCAATAAACAGGAATCCGAGCTGCACTCCTGCGGTGCTGCTCTTGAGCTCCGCCAGCGCAAGGATGACCGAGAGGGCCGCCTTAACGCGCTCGCCGCCGGAACGGCTCATGTAGGGCAGAGCTCCGGTCGCCGCGTCGTTTACGATGACGTCCAGCGCGGTGACCTCTTTCTTGCTGTTGCTCTTGAGGGTCTTTTCCATGCGCATCTCGATGCTCATGTGGCCGCCTGACATCTGGCCGATGATGCTCGTCGCGGTCGCCTCGAACAGCGTGACGATGCTGCGGACGATGTTGTGCGGGATGCCATCCTGTGAGAAAGCCCGCTTGAGCTCCTCATAGTCGGCCGCAAGCTGGCCCTGTTCCGTTGCCTGACGGCGAAGGACTTCGAGCTTTGCCTCTGCCGTCTCGATTTCTTCCATCTGCCTGCGGCTGTGTCCAGCCTGCTGGTCCAGCTCTTCAATACGGATATTGTCCACCGTGAGGGCTGCATCCGCCTCCGCGTACTGCTCCTTGAGCTCGTCAACATCGGCCTGCGCCTTTGCGAGGGTCGTAATCTCCGCATTGATTCCGTCAATCGCCGTCCGGGCCTTTTCTGCGTAGGTCAGGAGCTCCGTGAGGCGGGTCTGCGCTGCGCTCTTTTTAGCCTCCGCTGCCGGGAGCAGCTTTTCCAGCTCGATGTATTTCTTAACGTCCGAAAGCTGCTCTTCAATGCTGGCGAGCTCCGCTGCGTTCTGCCGGAGCTTTTTCAGTTCGTCCTCAACGACGAAGCGGTCAGCCTCGAGGCTCTCGATATTGGCCGGGATGGTTTCAAGCTCCTCGTCGATGGCCTTGATGCGCTCTTTAACTTCTGCGAGGCGTTCTTTCTTCGCCGTCAGCTTTGCGAACCGCTCCGAGGCTTTCCGCAGGTCTGCAACGAGGAAACGCTGGGCCTGCAAGTCCTTGCGGCAGTTGAGGTTCGTCACCTTTTTCTTTGCGGCCTGATACTCAGCGTCGAGCTGCTCGGCGCGCTCCTCGGCCTGCTGCCGGTAGGTTTCCAGTTCCGTCTCGGCCGCAGGCAGTTTCTTTTTCGCCTCCACTGCATCCTGCAGGAAACGGCACTCCGGGTTCTCGACCGGGCAGCCGCAGGTCTCGAGCATGATGGCCCGGGAGCGGATATGCGTGACCTCGCTCTCTTTTATTTTGAGCCAAGACTGTATCCGTGCGGTTTCTGCATTCTTGGTTTGGAGCAACTTCATAGCCTCTTGGTCTGCTGCGAGGTACTGCTCGTCCTGCTCTTCCAGCGCGGTGAGCCGTTCGCTTGCTCCGGCGAGGTCCGCCGCTTTCCGCTCGAGCTCCTCGTAGTCCGCGATGGCCTGCTCATAGCTCCAACACGTTGCCTGTGCAGAAAGTTTTTCGGCTTCGAGACTGCTTTTCTTTTTCCGCTGGGCAGAGAGCGCGGCCATAACGTCCCGCAGCTTTTCTTCCTTGGGCTGAATCAGGGCCGCCGTTCCCAGCAGTTCCTCCCGCCGCGCGGAAAGTTTTTCGTAACTCTGGCTGCCCGCCTCGACCTCCTCGCGCTTATCGAGGAGAGCCTGTGCATCAGAAATCTGCGCTCTGCTAACCGCCTGCGCGCTGGCGTTCGCGTTCTTCTCCGCAATCCAAGAGCCGAGCTCGCTGGCGAGCTTTTCCGACCGCTTCTGCGCCTGCTTGGCAATGTCGAGCTTTGTCTGCGCCTCGCTCATGGCCTTTGTGTGGATGGCTCTGTCTGCTACCGCGCTGGCCTTTTCGACGGCCGTCTTGTTCATGGCCGCCTCGACCGTTGCCTTGTCCGGCATCGTCCGCCCGGTCTCCTCCTGCAAATCCGCGATGCGCCGGAGCTCCCGGTTGGCGTCTGCTGCCCTGTTGGCCGCCATGCTCTCCATGCGGTCATAAATGCCGAGGCCGAGGATGTTTCCGAGAATTGCCATGCGGTCTGCCTTGTCGGCCTGCAAAAAGAGGCCGTACTGGTCCTGCATGATAAGCCCAGTCGCCTTGAGCGTCAGGCTGTCCATGCCGATGGTGTTCTCGATGATAGCCTGCGTATCGCGGTATTTCTCCGCGCTGCGGTTCTGCCAGCTCTCGTCCACATACTCAGAGAGATTCAACGTCGCCTTGCCGCTCTTTGTGCGGGTGCGGGTAACGCGGTACAACTTGTCGCCGAGGTAGAATGTAAACTTGATGGAGCCGCTGCGGGCATCCGGGTCGTTGCAAATCCAGCCAGTGAGGTCGCCCTCCCGGGGCTCCTCAAAAAGGGCGTCCAGCATGGCGTCCATGAACAGGCTGGACTTGCCTGCGCCGTTTTCGCCGTTGATGGTGGCAAAGGAAATGCCGTCGTAGCTGAACAGCTCGTCGCGGTAGTTGCGGTAGTTCTTGACCTCTATCTCCACCGGCATAAACACGCCGGTCGGGGTCTCAAGGCGGCCTTTTTCCATTGCCTCCGAGATAATCGGACGGGCCAGCTCAATGATGCGCTGGGCGTCCTCCGGGCTCTTTTCCTTTTCTGCGAGGTACTCCGCGAGGTTCTGCTCCGGGCTGTTGTCGCCGTGGAGCTCGTCGCGGTTCACGCTTGTCGTGATTTCCTCCGGCGTGATTTCGGATACGTAAAACACGCCGCCGTCATAGAGCCTTTTCTCGAGGACGGCTTTGTTGAAAGCCTTGTTTGTCTCGTCCGAACAGGTATAGAGAACGCGGACGATTTTCCCCTTGAGGCGGTCAGGTACAACAACTCGCTCTGCACTCAGCATTGCGCGGACGTCGTCCTCTCCGAGGCGGATGGTCTCGAACTCCCGGTAGGGCGTTTCGACGTACTCGCTCCATGCCTCCCCGTCGTCGTCGATGTCGTGGATATAAAAGCCTCGCGGCTGATTCTCGTCGTTGAAGTTGAGGCCGGTAATGCTGCCGCAGTAGAACACTGCGCGGCCTGCCTCCGGGAGCTGCTGCGGCCGGTGGATGTGGCCCAGTGCTACGAGGTCGAAGTCTGCGGCTTTCAGGGTGTCGGGGTAGATGACGGGCTCAAACTGTGCAAAGAGCGCGGTCTGTCCGCTCTCCATGTTGCATCCCGGGACGGTGAAGTGCGTGGACAGGATACTCGTCACTCCGGGCTCGCACTGTGCCTTGAGACCGAGGACGACCTTTGCCAGCTCGTCTGTAAACACCTGCGTCTCCTCCTCCCGGGAGAGTCCCGGGTGCGCTGCCCGGTGTACGCCACGGTCAAAGCCCGGTATGCAGGCCACATCTACGCGCTGCCCGTGGTAGGTGTGGATGTGGAGTACCTCCGGCTCCGTTACGACGCTGACCGAATCATCTCCATAAAAGGCTGTCACCAGCATCTCGAACTGCTCCTCGCTGTCGTGGTTCGGCGTACCGCGCAGTACGACGGTCGGGGCCACGTTGGAAAGCCGCCGGATGTGGTCGATGGCCGTCCGGCTCTCGCGGAGGCCTCGGTCCGACCACACACGGGCCTGATGGAAGATGTCGCCAGAAACGACGATAAGGTCCGGCCGGTGCTCCTCCGCGTACATCGCCTGAAAATCGAGGCAGCGGCAGATGTCCTGAAAGCGGGCGTTCTGTCCTCCGACCTCCGGCCCGGGGAAACTTCCGATGTGCCAGTCTCCGGTGTGCAATACTTTCAGCATCACATATCCTCCTTGAGCAGCTCCTTGATGATGTCGTCGAGCTTGCCGCGCCGCGCTGCATCCTTACGAGACTTCGCGCCCTGAATATTCCGCATTTCATCTTCGGTCGGAACCTGCACAGAGCACTTGTGGCCGGTGCTGATGCTGAACGAAATGTAGTCCAGCGCGAGCTTTGCAAGTTCGGTGCGGTCCGGGCTGCGGAACGTCCCGATAGAACGGCTGAATCGTGCGCCGTTCGTGATAAGGATGGTCGCGCAGAGCCGAGTTTCGTGAGGGAGCGTTTCGCTCTCCTTGACCTCAAACATCACCACGTTGTCCGAATTGACGGCGACCATGCCGTCCTGCGAAAGAATCATCATAATCATTTCCTCCATGTATGGTTTCTCTGGCAGTCGCGGCAATAAGCCACTCCGCCGAAATGCTTGCGGCTGTACTCTGCTACGTCGAGGCCGACCTGCTTACCGCAGTCCGCGCAGAACTCGCTGTCGCCGTTCCGGCCTTGCTGCCGATTGCTCGGCGCGGGCTGCTGCTGGCGAGGCCGCTGCGCCGGTCTCTCGGGCTGCTGCTCCTGCTGGGGCTGCTCCTGTCCGACCTCAAAATCCGGCTCCGGCTGCACATAGCCGTCGTCGTCATCGTCCACATAGACCGTGTGGCTGGTTTTCGGGCGGCTGCCGTACAGGTCATTCGCCGCGCCAAACATGGACTTTACCGCCTCCTCACGGACGGTCGGATTGTCAAGGTTCGGGACGAGGTAAGCCACAACAAAGGGCTTTCCGAACTCCTCGATAAGGTAACTGGACTTAATCTGCATCGCGGTGCGGAGGGCGCGGTTGAGAGCCTTGCTCTCGCACATCTCGCTGCGGAACTTCATAAATTCTGCCCGCTGCTTCTCTGTCATCCCAGCCGTCACATCATCCACCGCAATTTCCTTATGGGCGACGATGGTGACGTTCTCGCCGGTGAGCTGCGGGACGCTGATTCGGACCTCGTGCTTGACGTCCTTGTTGGGGCAGCCTCCGCAGCGAATCGGCTTTCCGATGCTGCGGTTGACCTCAGCGCACTTCTGGCAGGTGGACGGGACGACCGGGCGGCTGGAAAGAATCTTGATGCCTGCAGCTCGCATGAGCTTGGTGAGACCCTTTTTGGTGAGGGCGTACTTGGCCGGGGTCGCTTTGTGGACGTACCCCTTGCTGTCGCGCCACTCGTCCTTGGCTTTCTCCATCTCATAGATTTCGCCGTCATTGAGGTCGGTGCTGATTTTCACGGAGTTCATCACCGGCTTTTGGATGTCGGCAATCTCCGTCACGGTCTGCATCGGGACGAGGAGGTTGTACTGCGCGGGCGGGTACTGCTGCGCAATGGTGAGCGCAGCGTGTTTGTTTTGTTCGTTCATGGTTCACGCTCCTGTTGACTTTTGGTGTGGAGCGAGATACAATAGGCTTGTCCGACAAGAGGGTCGCGCTTTCGAGCGCGGCTCTTTTTTTATGCCTGTGTATCCGGCTCCTGCTGCTCTGCCGCTGCTGCGGCCTCCTGCTCGTCCAGCTCCTTGAGCAACTGGGTGATGGTCTTGCCCGTTTCCTTGCGGCAGCAGGTCGAGCCCATACCGACGCGACGGGCGGCCGCGCTGCGCAGCTTGCGCGAGCATCTGCCGCAGAGGCAGAAAAGGTTCTGTTCAGCCATGTGGTTCACCTCCTTTCAGTGGTCCTTGAGCATCTTGAAAAATGCGTTGTTGATGATGTGGAACGCCAGCAGGGTGACGCCCAGCACGATAAGCCACTCGCCTCCGAAAGCGTAGTAGCCGCGCGCTGCGTAACTGGCCGGGACCAGTGCCAGCGCGGCGATGAATCCGCAGATACCGGCCGCGAGGACCTCTGCAATCCAGATAGCCGCAATGAGCAATGCTCTGTGAATCTTCCAGTTCATTTACTGCTCCTTTCTCTTGAGGCTCTGCGCCGTCTCGAGGACTGCGCGGCTGTACTTGCTGCTGTGCTGGCCCTTGCTCCACGCGGCTTTCATGCCGCTGTCGCCCATGTTGTAAGCCATGAGGGCTTTATCCGGGTCGTCGTACTTCTGGAACGCCTGCCCGAGGATGTAGATGCCTGCCTCGATGTTCTGCTCCGGGTCCATCACGTCCGTAATGCCGAGTTCCTCGTAGAGCCAGCGGTGGTTGCAGACGTTAATCTGCATGAGGCCGAAGTCTCCGGTGTCGCTGACCGCGTCCGGCTTGTAGCTGCTCTCCCGCTCGATGACGGCGAGGGCGATTTCAAACGGGACGCCCTGCCGTTCCGCCTGCTCCCGGACGTACCGTTGCAGCTCGTCGCTCATCGGTACGTCGTAGAGGAGCTCCGGCTCCTGTTCGGCCTCTGGCTGCACCTCCATGTAGGCGAGCGTCACATATTCCGTTGCCGGTGCTGCCGCTGTCTGCTGTGCGAGGTTTGCTGCGGCCGTCGTCGCGCAGGAGTAAGCCGCAATGAGTGCGGTGACTGTGCAGAAAAACGCAACGGCCGCAATCTCCATCTTTCTTTTAAGCGCATCCATAATCAGGTGTGGCGGTTGCCGTGAGCGAGCCGACCGTCCTCCGTGCGACGCGGTTGAGAATTTCTTTGACCTCTCCGCTCGTCCGGGTCCGGCAGAAGTCGTCGCAAATCTTGATTCGGGTGTTCCCGATGGTGAAGTCCTCCACGACGTTCCCGCTCTGCTTCGCCTCCAACACTTTTTACACCTCCTGTTTTCCGAATTGCTTTCTGTAAATGAGCTTCAAGGTCTGTGCCTTGTTCGTTATCTCGTCGAGGACTTCAAGGTACTGTTCCATGCGCGGCTTTTCTTTCGCGTCGATGACGCCGTCGGCCGCGATGTCGATGATTCCGTCCTTGACCTCCGGCAACGACTTCATTGCCGAAATGAGCTGCAATGTGACCCGCTCGAGCTCTTCCAGCTCAATCGGTGAAATTGTCCCGATGCCGAGCGGGCAGAGGTGCGAGCAGAAATGGTTTTGCAACTCCGGCGCGTTGTAGGTGTCCGACAGCATCAGGACCTCCTCCGGGTGCGGGTTGATGGTTCCGAGCTCGATGTTGGCGAGCCGCGTCCGGTCGATGCCGGTCACCTCTGACGCACCCTCTCTGCTGCCTAGCCGGTCGTTCCACGATGCCGCTGCGATTCGTGCCTTGTAGAACACGTTATCTGCGGCTTTCGTTGCCATTTTAGGCATTTATTCCGTGCCTCCTTTCGGTTAAAATATTTACAAGGAAACGCCAAATGTTTGCTTTTGGCGTCATCGTTTCGTGTTAACGACGCGAAACGGGTCGCTTCGGGTTAAAAAAAAGGTCGTCGTAGGGATAGCCGAGGGCCTGCTTGATTTTCAGGCTCAGCTTGAGGGACGGATTCTTGTCTCCGCTCTCAATCTGTGCGTAGTGGCTCCGGCTCACGCCAAGTCGCTCGCTGAAAGTCTGCTGGGTATAGCCTGCGCCCTCTCGGAGCGTTTGCAGCTTTTTCCGCATTCCGCCTGTCTCCTCCTTTCTGTGTGACCCTTTTGGGGTCTTTCTGTGGTTTATTATAGTCCCTAATTGGGTCAAAGTCAAGTTTTTTCAAAAATTTTTTGCTATTTATGACGCAGTTAGCGTCATTTGTCCCCGTGAGGGGATTTTTGTGATACAATATAAAAGTCTTAGGGAGGTACGTCTGTATGGATAAGTTTTCTGAACGGTTGGTCGCGCTCCGCAAGGAGAAAGATTTGACGCAGGCAGAGTTTGCCCGCCTCTGCGGCAAGCAGCGCACTACGGTCTCCGGCTACGAGACCGAGGGCAAAGAGCCAGATTTCGCCCTGCTCTGCCAGATGGCGGACTATTTCGGGGTAACCACTGACTATCTGCTGGGCCGCGAGGATGAGCGCGCCCACGGTAACGAGGCGTTCCGTCAGGACAACGCAAACTTCAAGCGCAGATATGACGCCCTCTCGAAAGAGCTCCGCGCCGTCGTCTCCTCGACGTTCGATTCGGTCTATGTGCTGCTCTCCCGGTGCATGAACGCGCAGAACGCAGCAGAGCTGGCCCTGTACCGCGAGCTGTTCTCTGAGCTGCAAACCGGTCGCGGCGAGATAAAGAGCATCCTCGCTGATTGCGGGGGAGACCTGGCAGATGCTTTCCCGCAGATTATGGAGAAGCAGAACACGCTCAAGGCCAAGACCGCCTCTATTCTGGATAGCCTCTTGCAGGCCGATGTTGCGGCCTTAAAAGACAGCAACAAGTAACCTATTGGCCTGCGCTCCGGCGCGGGCCTTTTTTGTTTGGAGGTCATCATGGAGCAGTATCTCATATACCTGCGCAAGTCTCGTTCCGACCTCGAGGCCGAAGCGCACGGCGAGGGCGAAACGCTCTCCCGGCACGAGCACACTCTGCTCGAGCTGGCGAAAAGGCAGCACCTCAACGTGACCGATATTTACCGTGAGGTCGTCTCCGGCGACACTATCGCGGCTCGCCCGATGATGCAGCGGGTTCTTTCCGAGGTTGAGCAGGGCGTCTGGTCCGGCGTCCTTGTCATGGAGGTCGAGCGTCTGGCGCGCGGCGACACCATCGACCAAGGCATCATCGCGCAGACATTCAAGTTCTCCGGGACAAAAATAATAACCCCTATAAAAACGTATGACCCCGACAACGAGTTTGACGAGGAGTATTTCGAGTTCGGCCTGTTTATGAGCCGCCGCGAGTACAAAATCATCAACCGCCGGTTGCAGCGCGGTCGCCTCGCCTCCGCCAAAGAGGGCAAATGGCCGTCCGGTCTAGCTCCCTTTGGTTATCGTCGGGTAAAGCTCAAAAACGAAAAGGGTTGCTCACTCGAGCCCATCGAGGAGCAGGCCGCAATAGTTCGTATGATTTTCGACCTGTACACGGTCGGTTTGCAGGACGAGGATGGTTCCGCTCGCCCGCTGTCTTTGGGTTCAATCGCCACGAGGCTCAACGATATGCGCATCCCGTCTCCGTCCGGTTCGCAATGGGCAAGAATCACCATTCGCGGAATCATCAAGAATCCGACGTACATCGGCATGGTGCGCTGGGGCAGCCGTGAGACGAAGAAGAAAGTGGTTGACGGCAAGGTCGTTTCTGTGCGCGGTCCTGCCGACCCAGAGAAAGAGTGCGTATTCAAAGGCATTCACCCTCCGCTCATTCCGAAAGAAACATTTGAGCTCGCAAACGATAAGCTCACCCGGAGTGAGAATACTTCCACGCGCAAAGAAAAGGTTGTCCGGAATCCTCTGGCCGGTCTGCTCGTCTGCTCCGAGTGCGGCAGGCAGATGATGCGGATGATAAACCCTGTCCATCCAGATATGCCGGTCGTGCGCTGCCCTCGTCGCGGCTGCCCGAATTGCTCGAGCTATCTCCCTATCGTCGAGGAGCGCGTCATACAGGGCCTCTCCGAGTGGATGAAAGGCTATGAGCTCGAGTGGAGCTCTGCTGCCGCGTCGTCCTCCGTGTCGTCGGTCGGCGTCCGGGAAAAAGCTCTCACCAGCGCGGAGGCCGAGCTCCGCAAATTGCAGCAGCAGCTCGAACGCACCCACGACTTCCTCGAGCAGGGCATCTACGACACAGACACATTTCTGTCCCGTTCTCGAATGCTCTCCGACAAAATCGCTTCCGCAAAGGATAGCGTCACCCGCTGCTCCCGTGAGTTGACCGAGGAGAAGCTCCGGGAGACCAGCCGCCGTGACATCATCCCTAAGGTTAAGAATTTGCTCGACGTGTACCCGCTGCTCGAAACGGCCGAGGAGAAAAACGCTCTCCTAAAAGAGGTGCTCGAAAAGGTCGTCTACCAGAAGCTAAACGAGAAGCGCAAAAAAAGTCCTGATGGTTTCACCATTGAGATATACCCGCGCATTCCAAAATCCGAAAAATGAAAAGAGAGGGCCGTTTCGGTCCTCTCTTTCTTATAGTTATCCTGTTTAGCCATACTCATCAAAGCTGGCAATAAACTCCGACCTGTCCTCAGCGAACATCCCGGTCAGGCGGTTCAGAATGGTGGGAAAGTTCGTCATCAGCACCGGCACATCCTGGTCAAGTAGAGCGTTGGCAATACATCCGGCGAAAAAAGACTTGCCGGTTCCCACATCTCCAAACAGCAAAAGCCCGATATTGCTCTTATATGCCTCTTTCCAGTTCTCCACATAGGCATGAGCCTTGTCCATCAATGGGTTTTGCCCGTTATCATTGGAAAATGTGTAGTCGTACAGATAACGGTCTTGCAAACCCTGTGCCTTCCGGCGCTTGATGCGCTCCATGCGGCGCTGCCGTTCCTCGGCGGCTTTGTGCTGTTCCTCGGCCTCCCGCTGGCACTGGCAGATACAGCGGGGCATGAAGTAGCCTGGTTTTCCAAAGCATGGCACAACGGTCTGCCTCTGGCCGCCGCACTTTTTACAGTGAATGAGACCGTCTGCCGGGTCTATGTACTCGTCCCCGGCCAGTTCCACACCGACGGCTGCCTTGTCGATCAGCGCCCGGATTTCTGCGGTAATCTCAATCATACGGTTTCATCCTCCTTTACGCTGTAATCCCGGTTGCGGGTGGGCGGGGCTGCTTTCTTCGCGTCCTCACCGGCCCAGCGCCGGATGGTGGCGGCATGGCTCTGATACCGCTTGCCGGTAGAGGCCATGTACTCAGACAGCTTTTCGATGTACTGGCCCCATACAGTGGGAAAGCTGGCCTGTAAGTCTGCCAGTTCCCCGTCCGTCAGGAAAACATTCTGGTAACGGCCATAGGCGTGGGCGCTCTCACTCTCTCTATTCTCTATACTCTTATCTCTAATATCTAATCTCTTATCTCTAATCTCTGGTGGACAAATGTCCCCCTGGCTATATGGTGGACAAATGTCCGCCCCGCCGGATGGGAGCAGTTTTTGACGCTTCAATCGCATACGCTCTTTCTTTTTCCGTTCCCCCTCGGTAGAGGATTGGCCGATCAGCAGTTGGATGTCGGTCATGTAGTAGGCCCCATCGGTCAAAATCTCCACAAGGCCAAATTCAAGGAACACCTTCAAGGCCCGTTCCACCGTCCCCACCTGATGGCGGGTAAAGGTGGCGATGGTCTGGGGCGTGTGGGGCAGATGGTCATTGAGCATGAGGATACCGCCGCTTTTGAGTGACATGAGGTACATTTTCAGCAGCAGATTGGAGTACAGCAGGCCATCCTGCATACTCTCCAAAATAACCATCGTTTCGCTGTTGTAGAAGTTTTCTTTCAGTTTGAGGTAGTAATATTTTCGATTGTCTGACATAGGCTTCCTCCTTGGGGTTTATTTCAGGGGTCTGTATGCCTTTAGAGGGCCGTTTTGGGGGCCAGAGGATAAATCTATCAGGCCCCCAGCGACACCCTCGAAAAAAGCCTTGATTTACAAGGGGTTTTCAGCCCCTAAAGCGTGACATTTCGCCCTTTGTTTCCGCTTGCGCTGGGCGGCCTTGATACGCTTCATGCGTCCGGCACATTCCGGGCAGTATTTGGCCCGGTTGGAGCCGGGGGTGAACAGCGCCCCGCAGACGGCGCACCGTTTGGCGTCCAGGCGGTGGAACAGGGCCGTTTCCAGTTCTCTGTCCAGCGGCAGCACCGCCGCCCGGAACCACCGGCACAACAGGGAGTAGGAAATGGACTGGACGCAGACACATTCCTCCCCATCATCCAGCGCGATACAGTGGCCGCCGTCATAGTTGCATCACTCATGTACCAGCCGCCGCGCTCTGCGGTACTGGCGGTAGTCCATGACGGGGACGGGTTCAGGCTTGCTTTTTTTCATGCTGGCACTTCCCACACCCGCCGCAGTTGCCGCAGCCCTGGCAGGCATGGGCCTCCGGCTCCGGGCCGGTGGGCGCGTCTGCCGATTCCGGCTGCAAGAGGGCATGGGGCAGGCGGATATTCAGGTGGATAGTGACGGGCAAAATAATTTGCTTCATACAGTGACCTCCTTCAATGAATTTACTGTTAAATATTCGTGCAAAGTATTGTTTTCTTCGTGCAAATGGCATATACTAAAAGTACCAGCAGAAAGGGGTTGATGATATGGCTGGAAATACCACAAACATCAGCATCCGCATGGACGCGGATTTGAAGGCACAGGCCGACGCCCTGTTTGCGGAACTCGGCATGAATTTATCCACGGCGTTCAACATCTTCGTGCGCCAGTCGCTTCGTGAGGGCGGCATTCCCTTTGAGGTGAAGCTGGAACAGCCCAACAAGGAAACGATTGCTGCCATGCTGGAAGCGGAAAGGATTGCAAAAGACCCGTCTGTAAAGGGATACAATGACCTTGACGAGTTATTTGCCGACCTGAAAAAATGAGGAAAACAAAGTACACCGTCAAGTACACGACCGCTTTCAAAAAGGACTACAAGCGGGCAATCAAGCGCGGCCTGAAAATCGAATTGCTGGAACAGGTCGTGGCGCTGCTGTCGATGGGCGAACCGCTGCCGGATAAAAACCGCGATCACGATTTGTCCGGCGATTGGGTGGGCCATCGGGAATGTCACATTCTCCCGGACTGGCTGCTCATTTACCGTATCGAGGATGATGTGCTGGTGCTGACGCTTGCCCGCACCGGGTCGCACAGCGACTTGTTCGGCAAATAAACCATCTGCCGCCG